GTGCCATATTCATCGATAAGTTTTCATAATTTTTAGTAGTTAACGCATAATACGCAACAGCAGGAGCTTTGCCTTCTTCTACTAATTTTAAATATTCTGCCATAATCTTAGGAGTTAATACTTCAAATTTAACTTCTACGCCTTGTATTTCCATAGGCAACGGTGGGTGGTACATTGGTGCAGGTAACGCAATCGTATTAACATCTACGGGGGTGGTTCTAGGAAGTAGTGCACAACCGCCTAGAACCGTGAATAAACTAACTATTAGGAGAGATATTTTCATCTTTCGGGGGAGATGTAATCTGAGTTAGTTCATCCATAACTTTTTGAGTACCTTTATTTATTATTTTTTCAATAAGTTTCGGTTTGTTTAATGCTAAGTTGCCAAGATCGTGCTTAGCAAATGTTTTTCTTAATTTAGTAACTTCCCGCAGGGCGTTTTGTTTTTCTGCTTCTAAGTTATCTAGTTGAGCGTTGTGTTTCTTTTGGTCCGCTAAATAATTTTTAATTGATTCGTTTTGTTCAGATATTTTATCTTGTAAGATTACTTGATTGGCTTTGGCTTGTGCTAATTGATTAAACAAAAAAGTAGAACCTGCCAAACTAGCCACTAAGAGACCGCCAAGAATTAAACTTAATTTGAAACCCATACCAACAGTATAGTTCAGAAAATATTTTTTGCAAAAAATTTTTTTCGCAAAATTTTTTTGATAGGGACTTATTTGTAAAGTAGTTGCAATAAAGGACGCGGACCCAAGGTGCGGACAGCGGGTGAGGGAGCACATTTGTCAAGGGGGGTATTAGACTAAATAGTTATATAAGCTAACTTACTTATAACTTCTAGTATATGTGTATGTGTTAGGGTAAGTGGTTAATATTTAACCAATGGTTAATATTTAACCAATAGAAATAGAGTAGATAAAAAAAGGGCTAGTACCTCACACTAGCCCTTTTAAGTTAAAGGTTAATTAATTAGCTATTTTAAGGGCGTGACATACTCCTGCTTTAGTGCGAGGTTTGTTCACGTTATTGCCAAATAACTCAGAATACGCCTGACAAATAGTAGGTATATCTTGTGTGTAATCAACATTACTTGATTGTTTAACTTCACCAATACGCCATGATAACTGTAACTCAACAGCTTCTTTAGTAGTACCAAACTCTTGCAAGTCATTAATACTAACTGAAGTAACATTATTTTTCTTACATAAGTAAGCTATCATCTTAATTAGTTTTTTAGGTTGACCTTTTAGAAAAACAGCTTTTTCTTCTGCGTCAACACCTAAAGCTAATTTAGTATCTAGTGAGTAAGAACCACCATTACTTGAACCACCTGTAGGCATAGCTAAGATTTTATCAAATACGCTACTTGATGAAGTAGCCCCTGCACCTTTAGAAGGGGTGCTAACCTTGTCATTTATATTTTTCATACATACATATTACACTAACTAGCTAATATTACAATACTAACTATAAATATAATTTAACTAACCTAACTAACCTAACTAACCTAAATCCTAAATTAAATCCGTCCGTCCGTCCGTCCGTCCGTCCCTCGTTCGTTGGGTGCGGGTCAGTGTCTGGGTTTGTCTGTAATAAAAAGATAGACCGACGGATAGAGTAGAGCGATAGAGTAGAGCGATAGAGTAGAGCACAAAAAAAAGGGCAGCCGAAGCCACCCTTTTTAAGACGAAAAGTACTTAACCGATTTTTATAAGACCCTCCTTAGTCATTCTAGCTTTGTAGTGAGTCCAAATAGCTATCGGAGTTTGAACTGTTTGCAGTCCAACTTTTTCTAAAGCCGACTCTTTACTACCGTCAAATCCAACTAACTCACCTACAGTCAAACTGTAGTCTTTAGCGGCTAGTAACGCCTCTACAATTTTCCCAGCTTGGGGAGGAAATTTTCCCTCGGGAGTAGCTACTAAAGTTACTCTTTCGTTATAGTTAATCGAACCCTTTTGGGCACCTGCTTTAAAGTTTTTATTTATCATAATAAATTCTCCTTTCTTTAGTTAATGATAGTAAAACCGCTTTACTATCTAAGTACTACTATACGCTGGACTGATACCAAAGTAAAGCAGTCTAGGATTAAACACAAGATTTACGGAACAAAATCCCTCGGTCCGTCGGTCGGTCCTTCTTTTGAACTCAGTCAGTTTGCCTGAAGTCACCTTCAATGACATTGGATTCAGTAGAGCGTTTCTTTATTAATTCTTCGAGTCGAGTGAGAATGTCGTCCTTGGACATCAAATCAATCTTTGCAGTCAGTATCTCGCGTCTATCGATGTAGAGTCCACCAGCTTTGCCTCGATGCACTTCGGCTGTTATGGCTGCGGATATCTGTCCTTGGTCCTTGGCTTCTTCTCGCAGGTCGTGGAGCGTGGACAAATGACTCTCTAGAGAAACTGCGTCCCTCTCTGAAGCGGCGATCTCTAGATCAATCAGGTAGTTTCGTACAACTGGGTTATGATTCAGTAATACACTGCCTTGTGTCTTTGCACCCTTTCTGTCCTTTGTATAGCCTGCTTTGATAGCAGCTTCGGTAGCTGTTTGACCTTTCAAATACTCTTTACAAAACTTCTTTTGTTTCGAGTTGAGTGGTTGCCAAGTCTTACCCTTGTCGTCAACATATGCTTTACCGTCTTCGGTAGGGATTAATTGCGTGTAAGTCAGTTGTTTCATATCCAATAGAGTTATTACAATAATAATAGAAAATATCAAAATAAAATAGTTTTCTCATGCCCTCTAGTGAATCATACCATATGTTTCTAATAACTAATAGAAAATCTATTACTTTTGATAGAGACAAGAATCCAATGATATAGACCATTACAGAACGATTCTATTACTATATTAGAGATATTAGTAGTTTTTAACATTTCTTTGAACAAAAAATTTTATTTTTAAAAACACTAATACGATAAATAAAAAACCCTCGACTGTCGTAAACAATCGGGGGTTAAGAGAAGTCTCTAAAAATGCCTACCAAGTGTCATTGACTCTACTTGGTAGGACTTTGATAGTCAACTCTAAGGGTACCTTTGCATCATATAGTATGGTACTAACTCCACGTGGTGCATATAATAGAGTCAACCCTTTTAGTGCGTTACATTCCGTCTTCGTCGTAGTAAATAGCAGACTCGGTCACTCCAAACGTTTCGCCTTGATCAGTAGGTACTGCTTCTAACTTACCGTCACCTAAATAATAAAACTCATAAAACTCGACTTTAGTATCGAAATATACGGCAATAATCTCGGCACCTTCCCAGTTTTGTAATATCGGGTCGTCCGTTAATACTCCTGCATGTTCGTCGCCGAGTAGTCCTAGTTGGTTATCTATCACTTTAGCCCAGAGCTCACCATAGAGTTCTTCTACTTTTTGGAAGTCTTCTACTGTACCTCTAAAGATTTTATGACTACCTTTCGGGCTACTAACACTGTAATTAGTTCTCCTAATTACGTCTGCTCTAGGGTCTAATATATAAAACTCATAGATTTTATCTGTCATAACTTTCTCCTTTCTTATTAATATATGCTCTTGCTTCTCGTAAAGAATAAAATTCTTTATTATCTACTCGAACACGATAATGACCATAATCATTTTTTGAATATTTAAGTTTATCGGTCATACTCGTTTACCTCCCATAGGGTCAGCTAGAGCAACGTATGGATCGTCGCCGTCATATTCGAACATCTGTAATGCTTTATTTCGAACATGGTTAGCCGTGTAACTATCCATAGCTTCTCTACATTTTTCTTCGGTCATACCCCATACTCTAGGTACGCCCACCTCAATACATTTTCCAACGTATATTTTTTTCTTAGTCATAACTTTCTCCTTTCTTATTAATAGTTATTAAATACATTTTACTTACGAATACCGCCAAAGTAAAGCAGTAATACCAAGGGGCGAGTGCTTTCGTCAGACAACTGCACTCTAAGTTGTTATGACAGGAAAAATAAAAATACATAAAACCTGCTGACTTCAACCTTCCTCCTCTTGATTAATTATCTGTAATTTATATGTGCTAGTTCCGTCATGACAACCAACTTTTGCTTCAAATAAAAGCTCGTCTTTTTTGCCATTTAAAGTTCCTATACTAAAACTCCAATCAGAGTTAGGTATTATCTTCCAAAAGATATCGTAAGGACAATCTAAAATAAATTCATAAGATACTTCGTCATTATTCCAACCATGATTATCAGAGTATATTAAAACTTTTCTACCTAAATAATTTTCAAAACATTTTTTTATATCCCATTTAAATTCTTCAAATTCATCTCTATCCGAATACGGCTCTAATACTGCTATGTTCATGCTTCCTCCTTATTCCATTTATTAAATTCTTTATTTCTTTCTTTTTCGGTTTTAAACCATGACCACTGCACAACTGTTCCATCATCAATTTCACAAGCATCATCTAGTCTTTGGTCTCCATACCATTCAACATAGCCATATATAAGACCCTCGTTATCGTCTCCCCACCAACTGTATGCTTGTGTGTCATACCAATAAAACTTTTTATAGCTGACTGTATCATAATCAACTTCACTTGCATCTGCATAAATATGTTCTTCATTCATGCTTCCTCCTTAAACTTTTGTAATAAAAAATCTTGATTAGCTTCGAAATAATCTGTTTTACTCAAAACATCTTTTTCACCATACGCTTCTTTTTCGAGTAGATATGCTTTGTACATATTATCAAAAAAGATTTCGTACGGGCTACGTTTATCCGACCATGAGTAACTGTATTCTTGATTTAATTTTTTTATATCCATAATTTGCTCCTAGTTATAAAGGCGTTGTTCATATGACATCTCAGCCAAACAGGATTTGGTCTTTAATAGCTATCCTCTTTTCCGCTAACCTTCATAATTAATCTAATAACGTCATATACGCTTCAGGTTCGTGTTGCATAAACCAATCTAAACCTTCTCGCATATCGTCGTATTGTTTTAAGGCTTCGCTACCTTTGATAAAATCATAGACTGCAATAGCGTCAGGTTTCAATAACACACTTTCTCCTGAAAATGGATTAGTAACCGTTTGTTCAGTTGTTCCGATAGCTAAACCTTTCGGTAAGTTTTTTGTTCTATCCGTCATACTTCCTCCTGATGTTCTCTCTCCAACCTCTCTAAATTTTCGTCAGAAAACACATCTTCAATTTGCAGACAAACCGCTTTTTCTCTCTCCTCAGGAGTAGCGTCCGCAGCTCGTCCTCTTCTAAGTGTTTTTTCTTTTCT